GTGACGTTGTCTATTTCGCATTTTTCGCGGGTCCAATTGAGAATGTCGTGGATAACGTGGATGTCGAGACAGGGAAGATACTTCTTGAGAGCCTTGTCGAATCTGGTGGAACGCTTGAGAAAGGTGCCTTCAGTGAGAGGAACAAGTCCGTAACCGTGGGTTTCCTTCATCTCACTCTCAAGAGTAATGCCGTAACGTGCCATCTGTTTCGCGATTTTCTCTAGGAGATTGTCGTTTTCGTAGGTCTTGGTGGGGACCAATATGCCATCATCGCCGTGGAGCGCCATTCCAAACTTTAGAGCATCCTCAAGGGGGACGCCAACATTCGTGAGGAAATAAAGGAGAAGCCAGCGATGAGCTTTCGTGTTGGTCGAAGACGTGCCTGGCATTCCCGAGGGATTGCCGTGGTGTTTTTGGATGTAGACGTCATTGCATCGAGAGATGGTGTGAATGACATGTTCAATAACGCAACGACGGACATTCCGTTCCTCTTGAGTAGCATTGGGTCCATAGAACATTTCGTAATCCCAGAGGAGGGCGTGAATAAGCTCGGCAGGGATAGAACCGTCGAAGTTGCGGAAGTCAATGAACCAGGCGCGGACATTGATGGTGGAGAGTTCGCGGATCATGATGTCCCACTGTTCAGATTCGGGGGCCATGCCTATGGTGGAACCACAGTCAAGTCCTATTGACTTAAAAGCCTGCTCCCAGGCTCCGAGATACTTTCTAGCGACAATCTGGAAAGTAACGTTGGCTGTGGTGATGTGTCGAGTCTTGCCTTTGCGGATTTTCTCAACATTGCGAAGTTCATCCTTCATAAAGTCCTTCCACATGAGTAGTCCTGGGTCACCGGCACGAAATCGGGCTTCCATTGACTTGATGTCGTCCGCTAAACGGTTGCTGAGACTGAGATGATCCCCGTCCCTGTTGATGAGGCTCATTCGTGTAAGGTTTTCGTCCACGTACGGGAGCCCAGCGGAAGTATCAAGCCGGAGGCGCTTGAGGCCGGAGGCGGGAACACCATCAAGGGCCTCTTGAGTGGAATAAACGCGCGGTTCAATCTG